CGGCTTTTTAAAACACAAAAGGGACACACAAAAACCTGCTATTTTTCAACCAAGTAGCAAATTTCGGGGTTATAATGGTATATAATATAAATTTCGGGGCTTTCAAAAATTTTGCGATTTGTTTTTTAGGAACACCCTCTCCGAGCATCGAACATTATTTTAAATTAAGATTTAATAATTTAAGCATTTATTGAACATCGAACATTAGTGTTTTTTTTCGTCCTTCGGACTGTTAAAGTTAGTCTGTTTGCTTTACTTGAGTCAATATATTTCTTTATTGTTAACCCTTTTTTGTATTTGTAGCCAAATATAGAATATGGAGTACTAAGAACATTGAGTTATTGACGTGTCGTGCGTTTTTTTAAAGAAAAGTAATATTTTATTTGACTTGTGTAGTAGTTTTTATGTAATTTGCATACACAATTAACAATATGGGAGTATTATGAAAGAAAAAACAATGGGATTACACATAGGTGGTCATGATTATAGTATATTAGAGCTATCATTAGAACATGAGGACAGTAGTAAAGAATTATACGGAAGACACCTAGTAAAAGAGAATTTAATACTTATTAACAAAGATATCCATGATTCAAGAAAGAAAGAGACATTGATGCATGAGATATTACACGCATTGTTCTATAATTATGGCTTAGAGCACGATGAGAGTAAAATAGATGCAATCTCTAATGGATTGTTTCAACTGGGAGTAGCAGAGTTCTTATGGAAGAAATCACAAAAAAAATCATAAAAGCAAAAAATGAGAAGAATTATAGTCTAGTTCAGAAATTACAGCAAGAAGTAGATATATTAAGACGATTAGAAGATAAACCCGATATGGAGGATTTTCCAAAACATGGAACAAAAAAAGACAACAGCTGAGAATGTAGTATTACATATAAAAGATAACTTTCCTGAAACAGAACAAGAATTTCAAAAGATACTTAATACTATGTATATGACATTTTGTAAAAAACAATTTGACTACGGTCCTGGCAATATTGCTATGGGAACTCAATTAAAATCAGAGGAAGAAGTCAATATAGCCTTATTAGGTATTATAGTAAGGTTGAATGATAAGATAAACCGACTAGTTAACCTATCAACTAAACATAACTTCAAGGCACAGAATGAGCCTATAGAAGACGCGTTTTTAGATACTGCTGTATATGCAGTGATGGCGTTAATAGTCAAAAACCAGAAATGGGGTAAATAATGGCAAAAGCTAAGAAAAGTAACACAAAGACTACAAAAAGAACATACGCGAAAAAATCGTTGTCTTTTTGGGATAGAGTAGCAAGAGGGGTCGGACGACTGTTTTCTACTGCATTTCCCAAGAGAGGTAGATAGTGTCAATAAATAGATGGACAGAAGATGAACTTGAAATTTTAGATAAATATTCAAGAACAAATAAGTCTGCTTTTGAATTATATCAAATGATTAGAATTGCGGGATATAATAGAACATACAAAGCAGTTACTAGAAAAATAGAAGCTTTAGGATTAAGAAAGCCTGAAAGATATTCTACTGGACATGATATGACTATTGGTTATTTAGATATTGAATCAACAGGTTTTAGTGCTAATATTGATATAATGTTGTCTTGGTGTATAAAAGGTAGAAGTAATAAGAAGGTAGAAGGTGCTTGGATAACAAGAGAAGAGCTTATGTCCAAAAATCAAGATGCTAGAATATTAGAGCTATTAGTAGATGAAATGAATAAGTATGATGTTATATATACTTACTATGGAACACACTTTGATATTCCGTTCATTAGGACTAGAGCTTTACACCACGGAACATTTTTTCCGTTACACAACCAAAAATCTCATAAAGACTTGTATTATCCTGTAAAATCAAAGTTAAAGCTTCATAGCTCGTCATTAATGGCAGCAACTGAATTCTTTGATATAAAGGGAAAAACAAGGGTTGAGCCTAAATATTGGGCACAAGCTAGATGGGGAGACGAGAAGTCTATAAAAAAGATATATGAACACAATGTGGCTGATGTAGTAATTCTAGAAAAATTACATAGAAGACTAGAAGAATACATCAACCCTACAGTTAACCCGCTATAATAGGAGACGAAATGGCTGAAAAAGAACAAATGATGAAAATCATGCATAATGAAAAAGAATATGAGTTTTTACATTCTGAACTATCAGATGAAGCAAAAGCTCAGTTTTTAAGAGCGAATCAACTTGGAGCAGCTTGCCAACAAGCAGAGCAAGACTTAATGGAGAAACGCTTTCTTTTGAATAACTATATAAACTTCGTTGTTGATGAACTTAACAAAGATGTTGACGACAAAGAGGAAAAATAGTTAACTTATGAAAACAAGAACAGTAAACGGCGACACTAAATACTTATTTGATAACGTAGAAGAGTTTGCAGAATATAACCCTTCCGTCTCTCTTTGTGAAGACTGGAGACATGCTTCTGTAGATGATTGGATTGTGTCAGATGATGGGCAGGTTTGTCAAGTACTGTATGTCGGGATATTAAAAAGACCCGACAGAAAAAAAGAGACTACATTTATTAGAACTATAATAGGTTCTTTTGTTTGTGGTCCAAACGTTACTATGACGGGAGAAATGCGTACTAATATGCATACATTTGCAACAGATGGCAAATCTCCCTCAGTACGTAAGAAAGAAAGAGTAAAAGCAACAGAAAAAGAATTTTTATTTGCTAAATATGTAGCAAAGGGAGATGATGTTGTAGATGCTTATATGACTGCTTTTCCTAGTAAAAAGAAATCATATGCAGCTTCTCAAGCAAAACTGTTGCTAAAAACCGATAGGGTGAAAAACTTGATTAGAGAAGAAGTAGATAAGCATTTAAACGAAGCAGAGATTACGCCTAAGTATCTTTTAGAAGAAATGAGAAACGTAATAGATAAATCTGAGTCTAGCGATAGAGATAAGATTACAGCACTAACAACATTAATGAAAATATCCGGAATGATGGATACTGAGAAAAAATCAGAATCTGTTACATTATTCCAAGGATTTTCCAAGGAGCAACTAAATGCAATTCAAGAATCCAAATACGAAAAATTGGCTGAAGTTAAAGCAGATATCGAAGAAAAATAGATGTCATATATGTCACTATCATCTTAAAAAGACTGGTGTTTATATATGGGATGCTCGTAAAAAAGATTGTAGCGGTATTAAATGTTTTAACTGTTTAACCATCTATTCTCCAAAATTTTTAATTATGGAGATGGGAATACCTAATACGGTAGGGTATTCTTGATGAGGTTGGCTGTATATGGAACACTTAGAAGAGGATATCCCGATACTGGTAAAGTAGAAGGATTTAGTTTAGTTTTTCCCGGAACACAATCTTTTCCAGCTGTTATTAAAAATGAAAAAGGAAAGGGTGCTGTAGTTGAGTTAGTAGATGTTACATTAGAAGACCTTAATATGTACGATGAATATGAAGGTGTAGCAAATGGGCTATATATAAGAACAACAGCTCCTATTAATATGGATGACGGAAAAACAGAGAAAGCTTGGATATACGTAGCTGGTCCACAACTTTGGGCAAGTTCTAGTTCCTTTACAGAAGTTCCTGATGGTGATTGGCACTCAATAAAAACATTACAAATGTTAGATAGGGTTTATGAAAAAGAATTCCAAGAAGCCTGAATTATTTAATATAGTTCCACCAGACTTGTCACAAAAAGAACAAGCCTTAGAACTAGCTAGGAAAGACATTATAACCTTTGGTCAAATGTTTTTGCCTGAAGATTTTATGAAATCTACTCCAGCTCCTTATCAATACGAGTTAAGCGACTTGTTGTTAGGAGATGAAAAAAGAGCTTGCATTATATTACCTCGTGGTCATGCAAAGTCTACATTAGCAAAAACAGCGTTATTATATCAATTATACTTTTCTCCTCCAGAAAAGAAACAATTTATTGCTTGGGTGTCTGAAGAGCAGTCTCAGGCAATTGACCATATTAAATACATTCAAAACCACATAGATGTTAACCCTGCCTTACAATATTACTTCGGAGATTTAAAAGGTAGTAAATGGACAGAAAAAGAGTTTACTACTGCTAGAGGAGATAGGATTATCGCTAAAGGTACAAGTCAACGTTTACGTGGTCGTTCTCAGTTAGGCTTAAGATATACTAATATTATACTTGATGACTTCGAATCAGAATTAAATACTAAAACACCGGATAGAAGAAGGGAGATTAAAGAATGGGTAATGTCTACGGTAGAGCCCGCATTAGAAAACTCAAAAGAACAAGAAGGGTCAATATGGCTTATTGGTACAATAGTCCATTATGACTCTTTTCTTCAAGGCGTATATGACGGATATCTAGATGCCGAAAAAGAAGGAAGGAAATCTGCTTGGAATGTATTATATAAAAAAGCTATGGTTGACGGAGTTCCTTTATGGCCAAATTACTTTACAAAGAAAAAATTAGACGACATTAAGTCAAGGTTCTCAGAAATGGGATTAACTCACAAGTTTGCTCAAGAGTACATGAATGAGGCTAGAGATTTAGAAACTGCTAAATTTAAAATTGATAGAATAAATAGGTATAGAGGGCATATAGAGGAAAGAGGAGGATTTAATTATATGATGATTGATGAATCTGCTATTCCTGTAAATGTATATATGGGAGTTGACTTAGCTTACGAAACAAATGCTAGAAGTGACTTTCAAGTTATAGTTACAATTGCAATAGATAGTGATAGAAACATATATTTAGTTGATTATTATAGAGAGCACTCTCCTCTATATGACATGCCTAGAGAAATTATAGATATCGCAAGAAAGTATCACCCAGTAAGAAGGGTTAATGTAGAGAAAGTTGGGGCTCAAGGTATTATTAAAGACCATGTTAATAAATTAGCTGGTAGTGATAGAAAATTAGCTCCGGGGCTATCACAAGGAATTAGACCTCCAGGAGGTATCAAAAAAGAAGATAGGCTTGAAGCACTGTTATGTCCTATAGTTAATAGAAGAAAACTTTTTATAAAAAAAGAACATGATGCTATTGTCGACGAGATGTTTGAATTTCCAAAGGGAAGAAACGACGACCTTCTTGATGGTCTATGGTATGCTGTAACGACAGCAAAGCCTCCAAAGAGTTCTGCTATAGATATTAACAAGTTAGGTGAAAGACTAGAAAAAAGAGAGAGTAATCTAGCTAATAGAACTATTAATTGGATAACTGGACAAAAAGTTTAAATATCTCTTGACTAAAGAAGAGATATTTATTTATTTTTTAAGTAAAACTAATTTAGGATTTTATGGCAGAATACGACGAAAATAAAAGTAAACCTCAAATTTCCAGAGAATTATTTAGAAGATGGAGAGACGCTAGGCAGCAATGGGACGCCGAAGCTAGAAATGCGGTAGACTTTACACTTGGGAATCATTTTACAGAAGAAGAATCTACAGCTTTACAATCTGTGGGTCAAGCAGACTTTGTTATAGACAGAGTTTATGCAGCAGTTGACAAATTAAAATCTTTGTTAACAGCTAGACCTGCTAGATTTTCTGCTATTGCTAGAGAAGATTCCGATAATAAGCTTTCTAATATATGGAAAACAATATTAGAGTACGTTTGGGACATATCAAACGGAGACTCTACTTTTAAACAAGTAGTACACGATTACGCTGTCACTGGTTTAGGGTACATGTATGTATATGTAGACCCAGAAGCCGACTATGGAAGAGGTGAAGTAAAATATACTCACGTCGACCCTTTCAGGGTATATGTAGACCCTGCATCAAGAGATAGGTTCTTTAACGATGCATCAGGAATTATATTGTCTACGTTCTTAACAAGACAGCAAGTTTTAGATTTATATCCTCAGTTAGAAGAATCTATTGACGATATAGAGGTTGGAGTTAATTCATTATACGGAGAAGACTATCCTTCTTCAAGCTTAAAGAATTCTCAAAATGTACTTACTCCAGCAGAAGCAAAGAATTTAGATTACAATGTTAATCAAAAATATCAGATATTAGATAGGTTTTATAAATTAAAAGTTCCTTTCTATAGAATATTTAATGCTATAGATGGAAGTGAAAAAATTGTAGACCCTGATGTATATTCTGTTATTATAGAAGATGAACAGACTATAGCTGCAATAGAAAGAGGTGCTATAGAAATAGAAGAAGTAATGCAAACAAGAATTGCACAATGTAGTACAATTGGAGATGTGTTGTTATATGAACGTATTTTAAATACAGATATATATCCAGTTGTTCCTTTTGCAAATATTTGGACTAATACTCCCTATCCAAAGTCGGATGTGAACAAGGTTAAAGACTCTCAAAGGCTTTTAAATAAGCTATTCTCTTTGACCTTGTCGCACGCTCAGTCTGCAGCTGGATTAAAACTTTTAATACCGGAAGGTAGTGTTGACAGTATTAGTCAATTAGAAAAAGATTGGGCAAACCCAAACGCGGTTATAGAATATAATCCAGAGTTTGGTGAGCCTCACTACCCACAACCAGCTCCTTTAACTAGTGAGTTTTACTATTTAATAGATAGGGTAGAGAAATATATAGATTTAAATTTTGGGATACCTGAATTATTACAAGGATTTAAGGACGGGGCTCCTGAATCTGTTAGAGGAACCGCTCTTTTATCAGAGATGGGAGAATCTAGAGGTAAATCTAAATTAAGAGATATTGAGTCAAGTTTATCTATGGTAGGTCAAGTTGTTTACAACTTAGCTAAAGACCATTATAAATTTGCAAAGACTTTTAGAATTGTACAACCGAACAATGATATTACTGAATTTGCAGTTAATATGAGATTGTATGATGATAAGAAGAATGAAATAGCGACCATGAAGAATGATATTCAACTAGGTCAACATGACATTCGCATAATATCAGGTTCAACTTTACCAAGCAACAAGGTGGCAGAATATAATATGTACCTTGATGCTTACAAGTTAGGCCTGGTAGACGATGTTGAGGTTTTGAAAAAAAGCGAAATCTTCGACAAAGAAGGTGTTCTTCAAAGAAAAGGTGCAATGGCACAAATGCAACAGTATATTACACAGCTTGAAAATCAAGTAAAGAAACTGAGTGGCGATTTACAAACATCTGAACGTGAGCAGGTATCTGCTAGAAAACGTACAGAGGTTGAGAAGTTTAAATCTGGGTTAAACGAGATTTCTTCTGCCAGCAAGGTTAAAGAAAAAGAAAAGGTAATGCAGTTAGGCAATTTGGTAGACCGAATGAATCAATCTTTGGAGGAAGATAATAACGAACCTGGTTCCGAGCAATAAAGCTAAATCAGGAGAGGAGAAAAAACAATGGCAAAAGAACAAGAACAACAACAGGTTGAAAAGCAAGACCCAATAGTAGAATCCGTGGTGGAAGAAAGTCTTTCATTACAAGAGGATATCGTTGAAAATGGTGTAGAAGCATCAGAAGAAGTGAATTGGGAAGTAGAAGCTAAAAAGTTTCAATCAATGTACGACAAAAAAACGGCAGAACATGAGAATCTTAGACAGGAATCAGATGATTTGATTCAATTAAGAGATACTTTAAATTCTAGACCGGAACTAGTAGACGTAATTGAAAAAAATCTTGCTGGAGAATCAGTTGAGGGCATACAAACGGAACAAAGTACAACTCCGGAAAGTTTTGACCCTTGGGACGCCTACTACAAGCCTGAATCTGAATCCTACCAATTTAGAGTAGGACAAGAGAAAAAGCTTGTACATGAAACAGTAGATAAAGAACTAGCTAAACTACAAAATCAGA